CCTCGTAACAGATCCCCAAATTGAGTGCAGCGAACCGGAAGATGAACCGATTTATGCACCTTTGGAAAATGGAATCCTTGACCTTATGGAGTGGAAACTTTATCCACACAGCCCGGATCAAATAACCTTTACCTGTATTAAGGCAAAATATGATCCGCAGGCAAAGTGCCAGATATTTGAGGAATACTTGCAGCGAGTCACAGGTGGGGATTCCCTGCTGTCGGAGAGAGTTTGGATGGCAATCGGGTATTTGCTTATCTACCCTGCACGGGGAAAGTTCTTTATTTTCATGAAGGGTATCGGAAATAGCGGCAAGAGCGTTTTGGGAAGCTTTATCCGACGCCTGTACCCCAAAGAATCCATCAGCAGTATTAGACTTAAGCAAATGAAGAATGAATTTGGAATGTCTTCGTTGGCCAACGCTGTAATCAATTTTGACATGGATATGCCAAGTTCAAAAATTGATGAGGAGGCAGCTTCTCGATTGAAGCAGATTACAGGAGGCGATTCAATCAATGTTCCACGCAAATTTCGTGATGATGCGTTGCTGGAAAGGCGCATTAAGTTTGTCTTTTCTAGTAATCATCCGATTATCATCGACGGAGAAGATGATGCACTCCTAAAACGTATCATATATCTGCCTTTTAATTATGCAATCCCGGATGACCAGCAAGACCCGGATTTGGGAGACAAAATTTGGAAAGAGCGAGATGCGATTGCTACAAAAGCCCTGCGCTATGCGCGGAAACTTGTGAAACTCAATTACATCTTCCCAGAAATTCCCCAGATGGACAACGCAAAGTGCATTGTGAGAGACTCTATTGCGAAAACCGTAGGAAAATTTGTACAGGAAAGCTGCGATAAGAGCGAGTCGAAAGCAGTGACTGCTACAGAAGACCTGTATAATGCTTACTCAGACTATTGCAAGGAGAAGAATATGTGGGCGTGTAGCCAAAAGGCATTCACGAAAGAACTCACCCAAATGAAGATAGAGCATACTCGTTTCCGGTGTACAGGAGAGGATATGATTGCCCGAAAGAATCCGGTATCTGCTTTCAAAGGAATCAAGCTCCGTCCGTAACTTCTGATTCTTCGATGATACGTTATACCTCTGACTCTAAGCACCATAAGCGATAACCAAGGGAGGTATCACAATGCTGGAAATTGACGAAAAGGCGATGGCCTATTGTCTGGTGGAAGCTCTCTTTGCAGCAGGAGTAATCAACCTGCCCACTTATCAGAACTTCCTTCGGATGAAGCGTGAGCAGGAGGAAGAACCGCCTGCAAAGGCTTCGTAAACAACAGAGAAAGGCTCTGGTGGAGGATTCTGCCAGAGCCTTTCTTTTTATCCGAAAAAGCAAGAAAATGGAGGTAAAAACATGCGAGTAGCAGTATATGCTCGTGTCTCAACAGAGCATGAGGCGCAAATCAATGCGCTGGAAAATCAGTTGGAGTGGTATAAAATCGAATGTTCCCGGCATTCGGACTGGGAAATCGTGGAGGTCTACGTAGACCAAGGCATCACCGGAACACAAGCACAGAAGAGGCCAGAGTTTTTGCGTATGATGGAGGATGCAAAGAAAGGTAAATTTGACCTTATCATTACCCGTGAGGTGAGCCGATTTGCACGAAATACGGTGGATGCTTTGTCCTATACGCGCCAGATGAAGGCTATGGGCGTGGATGTGCTTTTTATCAATGACGGTATCAACACGGCTGCCGATGATGGCGAACTCCGACTGTCGCTCATGTCTTCCATGGCACAGGATGAAAGCCGCAAAATCTCAGAACGTGTGAAGGCAGGGCAGAAAATCAGTCGGGAAAGGCACATTCTGTATGGCAACGGAAACATCTTGGGATTCCGCAGGGAGAATGGAACTTATGTTCCCGAACCGGAACAGGCTGAAACGGTAAGGTTGATTTTCCAGATGTATTCGAGTGGTGAAGTCGGCCTACAGAAAATAGTCGCAGAGTTATATCGTCTTGGACGGTTGGATGCGGGAGGTCATGTTTCGTGGGACGCTTCCAAGGTGAGTCGTGTCCTGCACAATGCAACATATAAGGGATGCATTTGCTATAATAAATCCCATAGTGACGGCTACTTGACGCAGAAGCGTATCAAAAATCTGGATGAAAGCAGCTACATCTATGTGAAAGGGGATTTTGAGCCATTGGTTTCGGAAGAAATGTGGGAGAGATGCCAGCAGATTTTGGCATCGAGATCAGCACGAGTAATCGATGAAAACGGAAAAAAGCACAAGTACATGAGAAATACACCAAAATCGGTCTGGACGGCAAAATTGCGTTGCAGCTGTGGTGCAGGATTTATTCAGTTCAAGTGGCGTGTGAACCGGGATGGTGCTGTAATTCATGGATTTCAGTGCTACCGCCGTACACGCAGGCCGAGCATCAGCTACTTGCAGGAGCATGGCCTTGATTTGAGCATCAGCTGCCAAATCAAGGCTATCAGTGAGTGGAAGCTGGACTTGATGGCGGCAAAGGTGTTTGAACATCTCACATTTGACAAGGGAAAGACAGTCAAAGAGGTCTATAAAATCCTGAGCCGCTGCATGGCAGAGGAAAAGACGGTTCGTATTTCCAGAAAGGCAATGCTGGAAAAGAGCATCGCTAAGCAGAGAGAGCGGCTGGACAAGTATATTGACCTGTGTGCAGACGGCATCATCACCAAACAGGAACTTATGGAACGTCGCAAAGGCTTAGACAACCAGATCGCAGATCTGCAATCCCAGTATGAGAGCGTAGAACAGGAGGATGAACGCAGTGGAGCGCTGGACATGAATCTGATCTCGCAGAAGCTGGATGAATGGCAGCGGGCATCAAAGAACGATGTTGATCGGGAGCTTATCAACAGCTGTGTGGCGCAAATCACGCCTTTGACAAATGAAGAATTTCGCTGGGCACTCGACTTTCAGATGTCAGAGGTACGGGCGAGAAACGCCGCAGCATATACGATGGATGGCTTTGTAGAGATGGCACGCTTTTCGATTTCCTTTGAGGAGGCAAAGGCTTTTAAGGCATCCCGAAATCAGGGAATCCGCAAAAATGAATGGCAGGATCTCACGGTGGTTGTGGGAATCTGGTCGAAAACTCAAAAGTAGGAGGCTGTGTCGGCTGTGCCGGTTGTGTCAGAGATTTTCAAAACAAGTTTTATTATATCCTTATATCTCCACCCATAAAACACCTGAAAGACACGAAAACATAAGACTGATTCGCAAAAACACGGACACAGCGGACACACTTGGTACAAGTTAGGCGTATCTGAAGCAGATATAATGATATATTATACCCTTGGATAGAAAGACCAGTAAGCAACCACATCAGCTTACTGGTCTTTGATTTTTACAGAAAAACGGAGGAAAAATCAATGGCAGAAATCTTTGAAAAAGTATTGGTGGAGGTGATGAAAGCAGTCGGAAAAGGTGCTGCGAAAATCATTGTCTGGACGGCTCATCAAATCGAAAAGAAATAAGATAATCAAAAATTTTGGAGGTAAAGATTATGTCCGCAAATGTTGAAACGATGTTCTCTGTCCGTGAGACCCCTTGGCACGGCCTTGGCCGTATCGTGATGGATGCCCCTGCAAGCCGTGAAGCCTTGGAACTGGCCGGTCTGGATTGGCAGGTGGAGAGCCGTAATATCTATTCCGGCACGGGTGCTATGATTCCCGGCTATCGGGCTAACGTCCGCAGCACCGATGATGCTGTTCTGGGTGTGGTATCCGACCGCTACCGCATTGTGCAGAACGAAGAAGCATTTCAGTTCATCGATGACCTGCTGGGTGAGGGCGTTACCTATGAGACTGCCGGTTCTTTGCAGGGCGGCAAGAAGGTCTGGATGCTGGCGAAGCTGCCGGAGAAGTACATCATCGCCGGAGATGAAGTAACCCCATATCTTGTGCTCTTTAACAGTCACGATGGCAGTTCTGGTGTAAAAGTCGCTATGACCCCGGTTCGTGTGGTCTGCCAGAACACCCTGAATCTGGCTCTGGGTACTGCAAAGCGCATCTGGACTGCCCGCCATACCGAAAATGTTCTGCTCCGGGTGCAGGATGCCCGTGAGACCTTACAGCTTGCCAACAGCTACATGGGGGAGCTGGGCAAAGGTATCCATGAGCTGACCACCATCAAGCTGTCTGACCGCAAGGTGCAGGAGTTTATCAACGAGTTCTTCCCCATCACGGAAGACTTAACCGATGGTCAGCGGAAGAACAACCTGCGCTTGCAGGAAGATTTGAAGGCTCGCTATTATAATGCACCCGATCTGGAATGGGTCGGCAAAAACGGCTGGCGGTTCGTGAACGCTGTTTCCGACTTTGCTACCCATGCAGACCCCATCCGTAAAACTCGCAACTACAACGAAAATCTGTTCCTGCGCACCGCAGAGGGCAATCCCATGATCGACAAGGCTTACAAGATGGTGCTGGCAGCAGCCTAAAGGAGTGAACTATGAATGATGTGAGCAACCGGGCTGTCCGGGAATTTTCTGAGTTCCTTGACCGCATCGAAATCAATTTTCCAAAACCTACCTGCACCACAGCATACGAGATCACGATGAAAAGCACCATCGTCAGTGCCCTGATTACGCTGGACACCGAAAAGCAGATGGACGAGCGTTTTTGGAACCATCTCCGGGTGCAGCGGAATATTCTGGATTTCCTGTATGCCCTCTGGCTGGATGATGACCGTACCTTGGTAGACGAGTTTTCCACCATTATCAAAGACTTGGTGGAATATGATTTCTCCATTGTAGAAGAACAGATGAAAGAGAGGTTGAACATTGCATGAAAAGGCTTGTATCTACATTGAATTTACCCAAAGAAGATTGGCTCCGTTACCGCAAATGCGGCATTACCGGCACGGATGCCGGAGCTATCCTTGGCCTGAATCCCTACCGTTCGGCATTTCAGGTTTACCACGATAAAATCAGCGATACCATTGAAAATATCGACAACGAAGCCATGCGGCAGGGTCGTGATTTGGAGGATTATGTGGCGCAGCGGTTCTCCGAAGAAACGGGTTTTAAGGTGCGCCGTGCAAACGCTATCTACCAGAGCGAGGAACATCCGCTGCTTCTGGCAGACTTTGACCGCCTGATCGTTGGACAGAAGGCCGGGCTGGAGTGCAAGACAGTCTCGCCGTTTTCTGCGGACAAATGGGCAGATGGCAAAATCCCGGCTCACTATCTGGCGCAGGTTGACCACTACTTAGCCGTCAGCGGTTTCGACTGCTGGTATGTGGCGGCTCTGATTTTCGGCAGAGAGCTGGTGATCCACAAAATCGTGACGGATAAGCAAGTGCTTTCTGATCTCATTGATGAGGAAGAACGTTTCTGGACGAACCATGTTGTGCCCCAGATTCCCCCTGCACCTAACGGTTGCGAGTGTGACACCCAGCAGATCAACCAGATGTATGAGGTGGATAACCGGGATAAGACCGCTGACCTGAGTGCTCTGCATGGACTTCTGGATAAGCGGCAGGAGCTTTCCGACCAAATCGAGCAGATGGAACAGGAGAAAACGGCCATCGAGCAGCAGGTCAAGCTGCAAATGCAGGATGCTGCCTATGGCACAGCACCGGGCTATAAGGTATCGTGGGTATCTTCCGAAAGCAAGCGTGTGGATTCCCAACGCCTGCGGAAAGAGCAGCCGGATATTTTCAACCAGTACAGCAAAAATGTAAGCAGTCGCAGGTTCACCATCATTCATGCGGCATAATTGTATGGCGGCAGGGAGCAACTTCTCTGCCACCTTTTTTCTTGGAGGTTTATTATGGCTACGGAAAATCCATTCGTAAAATTATTTGCTATCGACTTCAAAGATCATCTGGAAGTCAAAAAGTCCGGCAACACGGAACTGAAATATGTAAGCTGGGCGTATGCTTGGGCAGAGGTGAAGAAGTTGTATCCTGCTGCCAGCTATGAGGTCAAGAAATTCAACGGCCTGCCCTATGTTTATGACCCCATAACCGGCTTCATGGTGTACACCACTGTCGCGATTGAGGGCGTTTCGCACGAAATGTGGCTGCCTGTACTGGATGGCGCAAACAAAGCCATGAAAGCTGTGCCTTATACCTATACCACTCCGAAATGGGACTACAATCCTCAGACCCGCCGCCGTGAAAAGATCGGCATGGAAGAACGCACCGTAGAAGCAGCCTCCATGTTCGATGTGAATAAAGCCATCATGCGGTGCTTGGTGAAGAACCTCGCTATGTTTGGCCTTGGCCTCTATGTCTATGCCGGAGAGGATTTACCGGAAGATGCTGCACCGCAGCCGGATGCAGAACCGCAAAAGCAGCCGAAACCGAGATCCGCTACCCCGAAGC